TCGGTACGCTTCGGGACAGAGATCAGTCATTCGTTTCCTCAGGGGGTTGATCAATGGCTAAGAACAAAGGCGGTGGTGGTGGTGGTTCCAAACCAACGCAGACCAACGCCGGCCCCAATCCCATGGGCAAGCCAGCGCCTTCTGCGCCTCAGTCAATGAGTGCCCAGGTCAAAGCCGCTGGCGCTGTCGTCTCCAAGAAAGAAGCGGCAGCGATTGCCAAAGACACCGGCAAGACCGTTGCCCAGGTCATGGCCAAGGCCCAAGACAAAGGGCAGGCGCTTGGTTCTGGCCTGGTCAACGCCTACAACAACAACAAGCTTGGCCCCAACACCTACAGCTCCTACGGCGGTGGCAACAGCGCCAACGTCAATGCTGCACTGCAACAACTGCAGGCGTTGCAGGGACTGAAGCTCAACCAGGGCACGGCTTATGCCGGCTACTCCACCACCTACAACCCTGCGGTTGACACCAGCACAGTCAGCGGCGGTGGTGTCCAGAGGCCTGCCACTACCACCTACAACCCCATCGTCCTGCCCCGGAACATGGTGGGCGGAGCAGGTGGTGGTGGAGCTGGTGGAGCTGGGGGAGCAGGAGGTGGTGGCAACGGCGGCGGTAGTGGCGGCAATGGCAACGTCAAGAATGACGGCACCATCGACAGCATCAAGTCGTTGTTCGAGCAGCAGATGGCAGCTGCTCAAACACAGATAAATGAGCTAAGCAATCGACAGGCTGAGACCATCAACGGTCTCACTGCTGACTTCAGTTCACAGCTTGCCGCATCTCAGCAGTCCGCTGACCAGCGCATTGCTGGGCTGAACGACCTGATGCTGCAGCAGCAAGATCAAGCTGCATCAACCCAGGCCCTGTTGCAGCAGCAGGCTCAGGCTGCCCAGGCCGCCTACCAGGAGCAGGCACGTCAGGCCGATGCCTTAGGCCGGGCCTATGTCCCAACCCTCAACCCCAGTGCAGCCAGCGCCAGCCTCGGCGATCAGCGCACCACCACCAGACAGGAAACCAATAACAGCCTGAGCGATCTCGCCATCGTCTCCGGCCTTGGCACCAACACCAATCCCCTCGCTGGCCTGCAACTGGCATGAACGACACCGCTCACTCTCGCTGGACGCAGCTGACCACCGAACGCTCGCCCTATCTCCGGCGGGCAATCGACTGCTCTCAACTCACTGTCCCCAGCCTGATCCCTGAATCAGATCAGAACTGGGGATGGACTGGCAACACCGACAACAGGCTGCCATCCCTTTACCAAGGTGCTGGCGCCAGAGGCGTTAGCTCCCTCAGCGCCAAGCTGTTGCTTGCGCTCTACCCACCCAGCCAGCCCTTCTTCCGGTTGGTCATGGATAAGGGTGCGCTTGAGGGCTACATCCAACAGTCCGGTGCTGACCCTGAAGGGTTAATGACTGAGCTGGACATCGGCCTGGCTTCCATGGAGCGGCAGATCCTGCAGCGCATGGACCAGTTGCAGGCACGGCCTGCCCTGTTCGAGGCGATCAAGCATTTGATCGTTGGGGGCAACGCCCTGATCTATGTCGGGGAGGACAGCATCCGGATGTATGGGTTGCGGTCCTTTGTGATCGACCGTGATCCCGAGGGCAACGTCACCGAGATGGTGATCCGCGAGATGGTGACACCACGTCACCTACCTGCTGGTGCTGACACCACGCAGGACGGAGACGATGAGCAGCCACGTGATCTGTACACCTACGTCTCGATTGATCCAGCCAACGGTGATCGCGCTGTTGAGTGGTATCAGGAGTACAACGACAAGAAGATCCCTGGCACTGCTGGCTTCAGCAAGATCGAGTCAAGTCCTTGGATTCCGTTGAGGCTGCACCGCATCGCTGGTGAAAGCTACGGGCGTTCACTGGTGGAGGAGGTGATCGGTGACCTGCAGAGTCTGGAGAGCCTGAACAAGGCGATTGTGCAGGGCAGCTTGATCGCAGCCAAGGCGTTGTTCCTGGTGAATCCCAACGGCACCACCCGTGCTGATGTGTTGGCCCGTGCTGAGAACGGGGCAATAGTTGCGGGCAACGCTGCGGACGTGGAGGCGCTGCAGGTCCAGAAGAACAACGACTTCAGCACAGCGTTGCAAACGATCCAGTTGCTGGAGCGTCGGTTGAACTTCACCTTCCTCACCAATGAGGCGGTGCAGCGGGACGCTGAGCGGGTGACGGCTGAGGAGATCCGGTTGATGGCCGAGCAGCTGGAGCAGGGACTGGGCGGGGTGTATTCGATCCTGAGTTCAGAGCTGCAGATCCCGTTGATCCGGAGGGTGATGCACCTAATGGAGAGGAAGGGTGAGATGCCTGCTGTGCCGAAGGGGCTAGTTGAACCTCAGGTCACCACTGGCCTGGAAGCGATTGGTCGCGGCAATGACAAGCAACGACTGACCAACTTCTTGCAGGTAGTGGCAGCGAGCCTGGGTCCTGAGCAATTCCTGCAGTACATCAACCCCAGTGAATTGATCAGGCGCTTCGCAGCAAGTGATGGCATTGACATTGCTGGACTGGTGAAACAGGAGCAGCAACTACAAGCCGAGCAAGCACAGCAACAACAGGCTATGTTGGCGCAGCAGCTTACTCAAGGAGCAATCCAGAATGGAGTCACGGCGCCGCCGCAACCCGGAGGAGGAACAGCTGGCCCAGTTAATACAGGAGCAACAGCAGGGGCAGCAGCAGGTCCAGCAGAAGCCGTCATCTGATCTACCAGCGGGCACGCATCACGTGCCCTACCCCAATGGCGACGGTCACATGATCATTCGCAATGGGTTCCCTAATGCCTGAAGTAACAGTCGGACAGGATGGCTCATTCGAGTCATCCTCTTTTGCTGCTGAGGAGTCGGCTCGTGTTGACGCGGCACGGGCTGAGCTATACGACGAGGCCGCCGGCAGCTCAGAAGGTGCCCCGATCCTGGGTAAGTACAACTCAGTTGATGACTTGGCCGCGGCCTATCAGAGCCTGCAGGCTGAGTACAGCCGGCTGAAGAACGGACAGGTTGCAGCACCCGAGCAGGAGCAACAGCAGTACGAACAGACTGATGACGACGAGGACGAGGGCGACCAGCCCACGCCCATTGCGTTGGAGCGTGCGCAGCAGATCCGTGAACGGGTGATGCAACAGGCTGGTGGCGATCAGCAGTACCAGCGGATTGCTGGCTGGGCATCGCAGAACCTGCCGACCGAACGGGTCAACGCATTCAACGCTGCGTTGAACCAAGGTGACGAGGGAGCAATCCTGAATCAGCTGAAGGGATTGCAGTACGACTTCATGATGGCGAACGGCTATGAGCCGAAGCTGTCAGGTGGCCGTGCTCCTAGCCAGGAGGTGAAGGGGTTTGGTAGTGAGGCACAGGTGATTGAGGCAATGAATGACCCGCGGTATAGCGGTCAGAACCCAGACCCTGCATACATCAGAGAAGTTGAGAGACGCATTGCAGTGAGCAACGTCTTCCAAGCTCGTTGATTGTGATGTAGAAATAGGGGCAGATCGAACAACACTGATCTGCCCTGGGCTCGGTACGCCGACACCCCAAGCGTGGTGAGTGGGAGGCATGAAGCCTCAATGTTGATCAACACTATTCACCCTGACATGGAGACCGAAGGTGGCTGCACCTGACGTAACACTGTCCCGGCCCGGCGTTATCAACAATGACGGCGGCACATGGGCAAAGGACAACGCTCTGTTCCTCAAAGTATTTAGCGGCGAGGTTCTTCAAGCGTTCAAGCGCAACTGCATCATGGAGCAGTTCGTGCAGACTCGTAGCATCCAGAATGGCAAGAGTGCGCAGTTCCCTGTAACTGGCCGCTTCAGTGCTAGGTATCACACACCTGGCAAGATGATCGAGGGCCAGGGCAACATGGCCCAGAATGAGGTTGTCATCAAGATCGACGATCTGCTCATTGCTGATGCAGCCCTGTATTCACTGGATGAGGCCAAGAACCACTACGACATCCGCCGCATCTACTCAACCGAGCTGGGCCAAGCCCTTGCTCGTGAGATGGATAAGCGCATTGCTCGTGTGCTCACCCTTGGTGCTCGCCAAGCAACCAGCGACCTGACCGCCAACCTGCCTGCAGGTCTGAGCCCCGACGATCCGTACCGCGTTGGCACCCGGATCGATATCAACAAGGCCACCCCCACCCCTGACGATCTGGTTGCTGCAGCCTTCGCTGCTGCCCAGGCGCTGGACGAGAAGGACATCCCTTCTGATGGCCGTGTGCTGGTGTGCAGCCCCGAGATCTATTACACCCTGGTCCAGTCCAGCCGTGCCCTGAACACGGATTGGAACTCCAACACCAACAACGGCACCTACGCCAAGGGCAACATCGCCCACCTGGCCGGGTTCCAGATCTACAGCTCGAACCACATCAAGCAGGGCAACGTCACTGCGAAGGCTGGCGAGCAGGGCTACACCTTTGGCGGTGTTGACAAGGTGCTGTCCTCGGTGGACATGACCAAGACCAAGATGCTGGCCTTCCAGCGTGGTGCTGCTGGTGTACTGAAGCTGCGTGATCTGTCGGTTCAATCTACCGGCAATGACTACAGCGTGATGTACCAAGCAACCCTTATGGTTGCAAGATACGCCGTTGGCTTTGGCATCCTGCGTCCGGAATGTTGCGTGGAGGTGCACAACGGTTGATGATCTAATCATCTACCCAGCGCGGATCAACGCTGTCAAGATGGAGGGCAGAGATGCCCTCCTTTTTCATGGCTATCACCATCACCACAATCAATCCCCCCGCAACCAAGACGGCAATCGCTTGGGATTGGCAGGACGCACAGGACGATGACCCCCATGCTCAGGTTGCTCTGGTCACACTGACTGCTGACCTGAAGACCGGCACCGTGGGTGCAGCTGGCACCGCCAGCGCAGCACCGACCTACACCATCACTGGCGTCAACGGTCTGGTTGCTGCTGGTGGCGCTGCAACCAACGGTGTGAAGCTGGCCAAGCTTGCAGCTGGCAGCGCCTTGACTGTGACTGGCAACGGCACCAGTGGTGCTACAGCCAAGACTGGTGTGGCCACCACCGGTGGCAAAGGCACCGGCCTAACTGTTGACCTGATTGCAGCCGGCGGTGTCGTCACTGGCGCTGTGGTGAAAGCCCCTGGCAGTGGCTACGCCGTTGGCGATGTGATCACCGTTGCCAAGGCTGTCAGCGGCACCGGCAGTGATGTGACCCTGGTGATCTGATGACTGAACTGGAGGCGATCAACACGCTGCTGGGCGTGATCGGGGAGGCGCCTATTGATCGCCTCTCTGACATCAGCATCAACGAGATCACGGACTCAGCTCTGGCACGTCGCACGTTGCATGAGGTGAGCCGTGATGTGCAGGCCGAGGGTTGGACGTGGAACACGGACAACAACATCGAGCTGCAGAAGGACACAGCAGATCAGTTCCCGTTGCCAAGCAACACACTGGCTGCTGTGTTCTCACCCAACCACTACCCAGACAACAGGTATGTGGCGAGGGGTGATCGGGTGTACCACCGTTATGAGCGGCGATTTGACTTTGGTGCGAGCACCACAGGGCCGTTGATCCTGGACCAGTTGATTGCACAGCTGGACTGGGATGAGTTGCCCCATGCAGCGCAGCAGTACATCACGATCCGGGCTGCTCGCATCTACTCAGATCGTTACGTGAACTCCAACGTCATCTACACCTACACGGCGCAGGATGAGGAGTACGCACGGGCGATGCTGATCCGCAGCGAAGAACGGCAGGGCACCAACAACCTGCTGTGGGGTAATGACCGTGGGGCAACCGGCGGCATGGGCTACGTACCGATTGAAGGCACACGTTTCCGGTCACGCTGATGGCACGCAAATCCAACCTGACCCGTCGTATCAGCCAGCCTTCTGCTGGTCCGATACAGGGGAACATCGACTCACTCATCCAAGGAGTAAGTCAACAGCCCCCTCACCTGCGGGTGGTGGGTCAGGGGGAGGAGCAGATCAACGGATGGAGTAGCCCTGTTGAAGGGCTGGGTAAGCGGAACCCGATGCGTCATGTCGCACGGATCCTGCCCACCCCGATGAGCGACTTCTACCTGGAGATGATGTCTGTCATCTCGGGTGAGCGGTACAGCGTGATGGTCTACCCCGATGGGGCAGCGACCAAGATGCTGATCACGTTGAACGGGACAGCTGCTGCTGTTGATGTGCATGGCAGGGGGCTCAGCGCCATCGCAGCGCTGAGCATCAGCCCGATGCTGACCAATGCTGCGGTGTCAGGCGATAGCACCAGCTACCTGTACAACGCAGCGGGGAACTTCGAGCAGAAGTACGTCCTGATCAACAACGGTCCCATTGCTTTCCTGTTGAACAGGGAGAAGGTGGTGGCTATGGACGCTGCGACCACAGCAGCGCAGAAGAATGAAGCGTTGATCTTTGTCCAGGCAGTGGCGTATGAGATCAGCTACAAGGCCACGCTGGATGGGACGGCACTGGCAGCAGTGACCACGCCCAAGGCAACGGATACCAACAACCTGTTGAGCACGTCAGACGTTGCGCAGAAGTTGGCGGACGAGATCAACAAAAACACCAACTTCACAGCAACAGTAAACAAGTATGTAGTGCATGTTGTCCGTAAGGATGCTGGCCCATTCAAGCTGTCGATTGATGATGGCCGCGGCAACAGCATGGCGCGGGTGGTGCAGGGCAGCGTGACCAGCTTGGCTGAGCTGCCAATCCATGCACCCAATGCCTTCTTGGTGCGGGTGGATAGTGACCCCAGCCAAACAGTTGATGACCGCTACCTGCAGTTCAAGACCAACGATGGGTCATCGTTTGGCCCTGGCTCCTGGGGGGAGGTGTCAGCACCTGGCGTTCAGTACAAGCTGGACACCAACACGATGCCGTTGGTGATCTACCGAGCTGATCGTGGGGTGGTGTTTGTTG